GTATGTTGGTCCTTTGTCTGTAAATACATTAATAGAGACTCCTGTGTAGTCTTCTACTTTCATTACATTATCAGCAGTACTATCTCTTTGGTCTACTATTGCTGAAAAATCTTCTGGATATTTATATTCTATTTTTTGATATACATCTCTAGCACCAACCTTTATTTGGTTGTTATATTTAACCCACTTTAAATCAATTACATCTTCAGGTAATTTCATATGTGTAGGTTTAGTTAGTGTTGCACTAGCATCCATCTTAAACATTTCGTATAAGAATGCATAGTCTTTACTATCAATAATATTATAGTAACTAGATTTTATAATCTGAGCTACTTGTAAAGCTTCTACACTATCATTGATACTATTGACATCATCCGAATCCATGTCAGATAGTATGTCTTGTGTCATTGCTAGTAAACTCATTTTAGCCATAATTTATTCCATTTAGTGAAGGCATAGCCCCCGAAGGGGCTTATACCAAAGTATTACTTGTCGTACTTATATTGTACAACAACTCTTGCTTTACCAGCTGTAGCTGTACCTGTAGCGGTAACAACAAGCTGTACGGGGTTTGCACTTACTTTAGTGCCAACATCCGCAGTAGTTACATCACCTTCGTCTAAATCAGTTACAGGGACAATATCAGCTAAAGCCACTGTTCCATCTTTTTCTACAAGGTCTACTGTTAATGCTGTAGCACCAGTCCAGTCATCATCTACAAATACAGTAGCGTTGATAACGCTTGCATTTCCAGGGATAACCTGTGGTAGGTTGCTATCTAAAACTTCAGGTAGGTTATCAAAGTTGAAATCCCATTCTGCTGTTTTAGTAACACCCATTTTTGTTGACTCTTGACCACCGTGAGAATTATCAATTTCACGAGGACCATAGTGAGCTGCTACACCCCTTACTGGAGTAATTTCTAAAGTCATAATGTTTCTCCTTAGTAAGTTGCTGAATCAGTTAAAATAACGCCTAGTGTATCAGCACGCTGAACACCAAACCCGAACCTAGAAGTAACCTGATATTTATCAGCTCTTTCTTCTTGGTCTCTCCAACCTTCAGTTTGCGGAGCACGTCTCCATGCATGCATAACTGGCTTACATGAATCATCTGCTACGCACATGAAGATGTTAGCCTTATCACCAATTTCAGCAGTATCATTAGCTAAGCTGTAAGCTGAACCATTGATAGCTTCTTCAGCTGTAAGTGATGGTAAGAAGTTAGAAGTGTAAATATCCCAACCCATAATGTTTCTTACGAAACGATGGTCTCTAGCAAAACCTTCGTTAAGAACGCCCTGGAATTGCGGAGTGTTATTAACTACAGATGTTTGTGAGATTAATGTGTTGAGTGTTGCCTCTACGATAGGGTCAACAATAGCAATACGACCATTTGCAGGTGCATTAGCTTTATCAAACGCTAGTTTCATAGATACAAAGTCAGCTAGTACAATGTTTCTTGTTGTAGCTGCATCACCACCAGCAATCCATCTATGTGGTCTATTGTTAACTAGGTTTAAGTCTGCAGCAGTTTGACCTGCATTAGCTGTACCTAAGAAACGTGTTTCATGGTTTTCACCAAGAGAACGTGTAGACTCCATAGCTCTCATAGCCATAAGTGTATCTACTTGTGAACCATCTTCACGTAGGTCATCTGTTACTTTCCAAGCATCACCGATATAATCAGTAATAGTTAGATTAATAGTACCTGTGTCAATGTTCGTAAAGTTTAAAGGTGTATCTTCAGCTGCATCTTGAAGTGTTACAGTACCAACTGTTTTAATGTTTAGTGTTGTACCTGAACCGAAGTCTGTTACATCACGATACATTCCTTCTGGAAGAAGGTAGTCGTGTAAATTATCAAGAATAAACTGAGAATACTGTTGCGATTCAATGAACGCAGTTGTATTTTCTGTTAAATGTGCCATTCTTTAAGTCTCCTTAAGACTGATTAATTTTAGCTTTAGCATTTCCCCATGCTGCTAGTAAGTCCTTTGTAGAACCACCAGTTACTTTAGCAGAGATATCTGCTGGTTTAGCATGTTGTGCTAGAGCTTGAGTATTAACATCACCACTAGAACTAGCTACTGGTGCTTTAGTTGCAGATAAACCTGCTGCTTTTAATACTACTGTTGGGCTAGTCGCTGCTAGCTCGTTAAGTTGTTTAACGGATAAGTTAAGTTCTTTTGCAATAGAGTTGTAAGTATCTTCAGCTTTATCACCATACTGTTCAGTAAACTTTGCAGCTACTGAATTAGCATTAGTTTCTGCTTTAGCCTTTGCTTCTCTTGTTGCAATAGTTTGATTAACTAAATCCATCACATTATCTTGATTAAGTTCTCCACTCTGCACGGTCTGTGCTTGTGGTTGAACTCCAGACTTTAATTCATCTATCAGTTCCTGAGTAGTTTGACGCTTAGTTAGTTCTTCTCGTACAGTAGCAAGTTCAGACTCAAGAGTCTCAATATGTTTCTGTGCATGAGGAACAGACTTTAATGCATCCTCTGGGCTCTGGTACTTTTTACCCTCTCCAATTACGTCTTGAGCTTCGGTCGGAATCTCAAATGCTTTTGGTTGAGTATCTGTTTGTACAGTCTCCTGGGTAGGTTCTTGTACAGGTGTTTCAGTTGTTTCTGTTTTTACTTCTTCATTCATGTTACTTTCTCCTTTGGTCAAGGTAATAAATTATATAGTTTTGTTAAAGCTTTTTGAATACCTCTTTGATAAGCTTGATACTCATTGAAAGCAGGAAGTTTAAAGTTCTCTTCATCCATACACTTTCTATTAGATATATCTACTTGTTCAGTTAAGTACTCTCTTAACTCTTCAAAAACTTGTTTCTTTGTTAAGGCTTTAGCCTTTTCACTTTTTAAGTCCATACTATAATTATACCATATTTTTAAGTAAAAGTCAAGCTTTTACTGTTACATTACAGGTGGTTCTTCACCTTCAGGAGGTTGTTCCATTTGTTGTAACTCCTGATTAA